CTCGCAGCGTTGAGGGGGGTCTCCATCGGCTCAATGAATGCCATGGGGCTGGTGCTGGGGTTCGGGGCCGATCTGCCCCGTCTCCTGGCCTGTGTGCTGGTGCCGGACGGCAGTCACGCGCGTGACGTGGACACCGCTGCCCTGGAGGCCGAACTCTGGGACGTGGAGATTGACCAGGCCCTGGAGGTGGTGGCCGATTTTTTGGAACAGGCGCGGCTGGGATCACGCTTGGAACGGATCACGGCGATGATTTCGGCCCAGAACCAGCCATTGCCTGGGACGATGCCCTCTGTGTAATCCTCTCCGCCGGCTGCCCGCTCCGGGGCCGGGAAATCCGCTGGACAGTGACCATGGCCGAGGCGGCCCCTTATCTGGAGTACCAGCAGCGGCAGGTGCTTTTCCGCGAGGCCGTCCTCCATTTTATGGGGGTTGGCAGCCAGAAAGAAAAACAGAACGACGACGCGGACTATCTTGCCGCGATGCAGATGAGGGAGCAGGCAGATGGCATCAAGGAATGAAATCAAGGTGGTTATCGGCGCGGATGGCGCCCGCCTTGAACGGGAGCTGAAGAAGGCCAATGTTGCGGTGGAGAAGTTCTCCCAAGCCGGGGAGGCTGCCTCCGCAGGGATTGGTTCGGCATTCTCCGGACTGGCCGGTCTGATAGGCTCGGCCTTTGCCGTGTCGTCTCTGGTCAAGACCGCCGATGCCTATACCATGATTGAGGGCCGGTTGAAACTGGTTACGTCCTCTGCCGCTGAGTTAGCCGCCGTTCAGTCCGAGATCTATACCATCTCCCAGGAAACCAGAAGTTCCTATACCGAGACCGCCGGGGTCTATTCCCGTTTCGCCCAGGCGACCAAGGATATTGGCATGGGTCAGCATGAGCTGCTGGAGATGACAAAGACCCTGAATCAGGCATTTGTCGTCTCCGGCGCGTCCACTGCTGAGGCATCCGCCGCCATGCTCCAGTTGTCCCAGGCTTTTTCCAGCGGCGTGCTGCGTGGTGAAGAGTTCAACTCTATCAGTGAGCAGGGTGGACGGATTATCCAGATGCTTACCGATCATTTGGGAGTGTCAAGGGGCGAGCTGCGAGCGATGGCCAAGGACGGCAAGCTCACTGCCGATGTCCTGCGGGACGCTATCGGGGCCGGGGCGGAGAAGGTGAATGCCGAGTTTGGAAAGATGTCGCCCACGGTCGGGCAGTCGATGCAGGTGCTGCAAAACGCCTTTGGCTCGGTGGTTGATTGGGCCAATGACTCGACTGGTGCGACAAAAGGACTTGCGGCCACTATTATTGATTTCGCCGGGGTGGTGGAAGATATCCCTCAATCTTTTAGTGGGGCGTTAGAGGCCGTCAAAAAATATAATGATGACCTCATTGCCTTGGCGGGACTTTTGGGTGCGGCAAAATTGGCCCAATTAGCCCTGAATCTCGCAGTTAAAGCGTCACCATACGGGCTTGCCGCGACAGCTCTGGTCATATTGAATGAGGCCTTGCGGGAGTTCGATCTTAACATTGGGTCGATAAATTCCAAATGGAAGGCATACGATCAGTCAATGGGAATATTGACTGGTCGGCTTGATGAATTTGGGAACAAGATCGACCCGCAAAAAAAGCGGATAGCAGACCTTAAAGCAGAGATTGAGCTTCTAAACAACAGTATTTCTGCGGGAACGACAGCAGGTAAAGGAAAAAAATGGTACGAGTTTCGTTTTTTTGACGATCCACAAGCAGAAAAACAACATATTGCCGATGTTGTCGAAAAGATCAAAACCTTGAGCGCAGAGCTTGTCGGCCTTGAGGAGGCCGCAACGAAAGGCGAAAAAGATAAAGAGGCCGCAGTTGCGGCAGTTATCAAGGAAATCCAAAAGAAAAAACTTATAACCACCACCGCCGATGAGGATGAGTCCATTGCCGCCAAGGCCGAGGCTGCTTCCAAGGCGGCAAGACTCAAGGCGGAAAAAGAGGCGTACGCCTTCCGGATGGCGGCCTTGGAGGAGACCCAGCGCAAAGAGCAGCTCCAGGTGGGGATCGTGGATCAGATCATCGCCGCTGAGGAGGAGTTGAAGGTGGCGATGATGAGCGAGTCCGAGCAGCGAATCTATGCCATTGAGCAGGAGTATGATGGCTACCGGAAACTCATTGATCAGATCGTGGCGGCAGGAGATGCGACCGAGGAATGGGGGGAGAAATCCAGGGCCATCCTGGGCGTCAGGATGCAGGAAGACCTGGAAGCCCTGGAAGCCCTCAAGAATAAAGGTGAAGACACCGCCGACAGGATGAAAGAGGCCTTCACCGGTTGGGCCAATAATATGGCCTCCAGCCTCAATGATGTCCTGTGGTCGGCGGACGTGTCCTTCGGCTCCATTGCCGAATCCTTCGCCAAGATGATCACCCAGATGATCATTCAGATTCGGATTATTGAGCCGTTGTTGAATAGTGTCGTTCAAAAAGGCGGTGTCTGGGATATGGTGGCCTCGTCTATTGGCGGCCTGTTTGGTTCTGGTGTTGCTTCGGGCACGATGTCCACCACGGCGGCATATAATAACACATCATCGGCCTGGGATGCGAGCCGGTTTTCGCTGAATGCCAAAGGCAACGTCTTTTCCACATCCGGCCTTGCCGCCTATGAAAATTCCGTTGTCTTCCGCCCCACGATCTTTCCGTTTGCCCGTGGTATCGGCCTGATGGGTGAAGCCGGGGCCGAGGCCATCGTGCCGTTGACCAGGATGAACAATGGTGATCTGGGGGTCAAGGCCATGGGCGGCGGCAATGTCACCGTCAATGTCATCAACAATTCCGCCAACAGCACCGCCACCACCTCCGAGCGTTCCGATGGCCGGGGCAGCCGGATTATTGATGTTATGATCGACCAGATTAAATCATCCATCGCCGGGGACATTACCCGTGGCGACGGGGCCGTACCAACCGCCATGGCGGGGACATACGGACTGAACCGCGTGGCGGGAGCATACTAAGATGGCAACATGGCCAATAACCTTGCAGGCGGCCCCCGAGGTGTCCGGCTATAGCCTGACTCCCATGGGCCAGACAATCCGGTCTGACATGGAGGTGGGCACGGCTCGGGTGCGCCGGATCAGCGTGGCGCGCAATGATCAGGCGGCCATTGTCTGCCGCTTTACCCTCACGCAACTGGCCACTTTTCGAGACTGGTATGGCGACCAGGCCACCGGCCTCAACGGCGGAACCAACTGGTTCACCGGACTGGAGCTGGCCATTGATGGGACTTCCTCGTCCGCGTGGGAATGCCGGTTTATCAGTGAGCCGAAGTTTGCCGCCCTCACTTCTTTGTTGTACACCATGAGTGGCACCCTGGAGGTGCGATAGCCCATGGATAGCACACTCTCGCAGGCCATCAAAGAGGCGTATGCCTCCAAACCACAGGTGATTATTTATCATACCCTGGAGATTTGGCACCCGGCTTTCACCGCACCAATTCGGGTGGTGCGGGATCGGGCCGACCTGCTGGCCATCCTGGAGGCCACCGCTCCCCGTGATCCGGCGACACAGGTTACTTTTATCGGGCTTCAGTTTGATATTGTGCCTCCGGATGCTTCGGATGCCGCTGCGCCGGTATGCAAAATTGAGTTGGACAATGTGAGCCGGGATATTGTTGCCAATATTGAACTGAGTATGGGGAGCAGTGAGCCGATTACCGTGATTTACCGGGCATATGAAGAGAATGACCTCACCGGGCCGGCCAATGATCCGCCGTTGGAACTGACCATTCTCACTATCTCCGCGACGCCGTTCCGGGTGTCCGCCACGGCTGGCCTGTTGAACTTCAACAACAAGAAATTCCCCGGCTTGGTCTATGACTCCAGGACGTTTAAAGGGTTGATCTCATGATATCAAAAATAGAGAATTGGCCCCTGCGCTATATCGGCGATGAGTGGGTATCGGGTTCTCATGACTGCTGGGGATTTGCGCGCCGGGTCTGGGCTGAGTGTTTTGGTCTGGATGTTCCTGTTATTGATATTGATGCCATAAAAACACTTGATGTTTGTCGAGCTTTTAAGATTCACCCAGAACTGAAAAACTGGAAGCCTGCTGTGAGGCCGTATGAAGGTTATGGGGTAATAATGTCACAGTCAAAAAGTGTGCACCATGTGGGAATTTGGACGGAGTTGGGTGGCAGCGGGATTGTTCATTGTGTTAAGGGGAGCGGGGTCATTTTTACCGCTCCATCTGCCTTGCTGTTAATGGGATACCATATTCTTGGTTGTTATCGGCGGATTAAAAATGGTTGACAATTATCTC